GCATCTGCAGGAAAAGTGGGCACCTCTCCTCAATTATGAGGGTCTTGATGCAATCAAAGATTCACACAAGAGAGCTGTAACCGCTACCCTGCTTGAGAACCAAGAAAGATTTTTAAGAGAGCAACAGTCGTTCCAAGAGTCAGGTTCATTCCTGACCGAAGCACCAACCAACTCGGTAGGTAATACCGGTTATCAGAGTGGTGGCGACCAATCAGTTGCTGGTTTCGACCCCGTTCTGATCTCACTGATCAGACGTTCAATGCCTAACCTGGTCGCTTATGACCTCGCAGGCGTTCAGCCAATGACTGGTCCTACTGGACTCATTTTCGCAATGCGTTCACGCTACACTAATCAGTCTGGCGCAGAAGCACTGTTTGATGAGGCAGACACCGGATTCTCTGGTGCTAGAGAGACTCAAAGTGTAAGCAGCTCATCAAACCCTGGTATTGGTACAACCAATCCAACAGGCACCAACCCCGGTCTTCTGAATCCTAACGGTCAAACTTCCTACACCACTGGTGCTGGCATGTTTACCGGCGATGCTGAAGCACTTGGCGACGGCACCGGTCTGGAATTCAACCAGATGGCATTCTCGATCGAGAAGGTCACCGTTACGGCGCGTTCAAGAGCACTGAAGGCCGAGTATTCACTCGAACTCGCTCAGGACCTGAAGGCAATTCACGGTCTGAACGCAGAAGCAGAACTCGCTAACATTCTGTCTAGCGAAATTCTTGCTGAAATTAACCGTGAGGTTATCCGTACCATCTATAAGGCTGCTGAAGCTGGCGCACAAACCAACGTAGCAACCACTGGTACTTTCGACCTGGACGTTGACTCAAATGGTCGTTGGTCAGTTGAGAAGTTCAAGGGTCTCCTGTTCCAAATCGAGCGCGACGCTAACGCAATTGCACAGCGCACTCGTAGAGGAAAGGGCAACGTAATCATGTGCTCTGCTGACGTTGCTTCGGCACTGTCAATGGCAGGTGTACTTGACTACACCCCTGCTCTGAACGCTAACCTGAATGTTGATGACACCGGCAACACCTTCGCAGGTGTTCTGATGGGCAAGTGGAGAGTATACATCGATCCATATTCGGCAAACGTATCAGATACTCAGTATTTCGTTGTTGGTTATAAGGGTACTTCACCTTATGACGCAGGTCTGTTCTATTGCCCATACGTTCCTCTCCAGATGGTTCGTTCAGTTGGCGAGAACACCTTCCAGCCTAAGATCGGCTTTAAGACCCGTTATGGAATGGTTCACAACCCATTCGCAAACACGGGTGCTGCTGCTGGTCTGGTTGATGACAACGGTATTCTCCGTGGTCAGAACCGTTACTACAGACGTGTTACTGTCAAGAACCTCATGTGATTTAAACTCACAAGAGTTTTCTGGGGGGTCCGAAAGGACCCCTTTTTTTATCTAAATATTTAAAAAAATGGCAAACGTAGCAAATGCTCTGAGCAGTCAAATAACAAATAGAAACTTCTTATCTACTGGAGGTTTTAAATTTGTTTTAAATAGAATTCCAAAAGTAACTTTCTTTTCAAATGAAGCAGAGATTCCTTCACTTGATTTGGGAGTAGCAACACAACCAACATATTTAAAAGATATAGATCTTCCAGGAGATAAAATTAGATTCGGAGATTTTAGATTAAGATTTTTAGTGGATGAGAACTTGGAAAACTATATGCAGGTACAAAAGTGGATTCGCGGACTAGGTTATCCAGAATCTTTGAAGGAAATATTTGATTTGCAAGATGAACCTACAGGAGTTAAAAATCAACAATCTATATTTGAAAATGTATATTCTGATGGAACTCTTGTAGTTTTAAATAGTTCTTACAATCCACAATTTAAAGTTGTATTTGAAGATATGTTTCCATACGTATTAAGTTCTTTGAGCTTTAATGCCCAAGAAACTGATACGCAATACTTTACAGCAGAAGTATCTTTCAAGTATACTATCTACTATATAACTGATATGAAAGGAAATCGACTATGAGTTTGAATTTGGAATCTTTGCAAGAAATGTGGGAAAAAGATTCTAAAATAGATATTGACAATCTTCATTTAGAATCTTTAAAAATTCCCATTCTTCACGCAAAATATCATGACTTATATAATAACACACTTTTGCTAAGAAAAAAATCCGAACAGACAAGAAAAGAAATAAATTTAGAAAGATACAAATACTATACTGGAAAATCTTCTGTTGAAGTTTATGCTGAAGAACCATTCCCATATAAGATAAGAGATAAAGAAACAATACAAAAATATATTGATGGTGACATTTCAATTTCAAATATAACTATGAAAATTGAATATTATAATGTTCTTCTTCAATACCTTGAAGGTATTATAAAAATGATAGAGAACAGAAGTTATCAAATTAAAAACTCTCTTGAGTATATGAGATTTCAGTCCGGTATGGGTTGATATATAGTTGAAGCAGCATGAAAAAATGTGACTGATATTAAAATACATAAAAAAAATGAGGTCTACATTAAATTAGAATGTGAACCTCATATTTTATATGAACTACAGGAGTATTTTACTTTTGAAGTTCCAAATGCCAAATTCATGCCACAAAAAAGAAGTAAATATTGGGACGGAACAATTCGCCTTTTATCAGTTCATACTGGAGAAATATATGTTGGACTGCTCGACAAAGTTGTTGAAAAAATAAAACTCCACAACTACACATACGAGTTTGTAAATAATAAGTATTATGGGTTACCCTTTGAAATAAATGAAAATATATCCTTAGAAGGAGTTAAGGATTATATGAATTCAATATGCTCATTTTCACCAAGAAGTTATCAGATTGAGTGTGTTTATGATGCGTTAAGGTATAATAGAAAACTTTTGATTAGTCCAACGGCTTCAGGAAAGTCTTTGATGATTTATTCTATTGTCAGATATTTTGAAGCAAAGGGACTTAGAACTTTAATTGTAGTTCCTACAACAAGTCTTGTAGAACAAATGGTAAGTGACTTTTCTGACTATGGTTGGAATGCTGAAGAATATTGCTACAAAATTTATGCTGGAAGAGAAAAGCAAAATGATTATCCGGTAACTGTTACAACTTGGCAGTCAATTTACAAATTAGAAAGAAGTTTTTTTGAAAACTATGACGTGGTAATTGGTGATGAGGCGCACCTTTTTAAAAGCAAGTCATTGATTAATATCATGTCAAAGTTACACAATACAAAATATAGATTTGGGTTTACAGGAACTCTTGATGGAACTCAAACACACAAATGGGTTCTTGAAGGTTTGTTTGGACCTTCATATAAAGTGACAAGAACTTCAGAATTGATGGAGAAAGGTATTATCTCATCTCTTGATATATTTTGCCTTTTATTAAAGCATGAAAGTAGAAAGTTTGAAACTTATGAAGATGAGGTTCAATATTTGATTGGTAATGATAAGAGAAATAAATTCATAAAAAACTTAGCATTGAATCTTAAGGGTAATACTTTAATCCTATTTTCAAGAGTTGAATCTCATGGTCAAATTATATACGATATGATAAATAATAGTGCGAAAGGCAGAAAAGTTTTCTTTATTCATGGTGGAGTAAATGTTGATGAAAGAGAAAGAATACGAGAGATAACTGAAAGAGAAAACAATGCGATCATTGTAGCATCTTATGGAACAATGAGTACAGGAGTAAATATTAAAAACTTACATAATGTTGTCTTCTCCTCTCCAAGCAAATCTAGAATCAGAAATTTACAAAGTATAGGAAGAGTTTTAAGAAAGTCAAAAAACAAATCTAAAGCTGTATTGTATGATTTATCTGATGATCTAACTTTCAAGTCATTGAAAAATTATACATTAAATCACTTTATAGAAAGAATCAAAACATACAACGAAGAAAACTTTAATTATGAAATAATACCAATCAATTTAAAGTAAGAATGCTAGAAGAAGAGTTTTATGCATCAATAAAGTTTAAAAATGGAGAAGAAGTCTTTTCAAAGGTATCTGTTTGTGATGAAGATAATCTTTTCTTATTATTGCTTCATCCACTAACAATTATTGAAGTTAAGGAAAGAAATAATTCGATAGGATTTAAAGTAGAACCTTGGTTAAAGACTTCTAGTGATGATACATTTATTGTTTATCTAAATGATATAATGACTATATCAGAATCTGATAACTCAGATATGATAATGGCTTACAAGTCTTATGTTAGACAAGTAACTAAAAACAAGAATGTTAATTCAAAGATAAATCGTAAAATGGGATATATTGGATCTATCAGTGAAGCTAAAGAGATGTTAGAAAAGATCTTTAAGAGTACTTAAAAGCTTTAAAGCTAAAGTTCCCTTCAACCCTGACAAAGATATTCTACTGGTAATTTGAATACTTGTCAACTTGCCAAATATTAAATAAGGTGGTATTATGTTTATACGATGATAGATAGATAAATGATTACCACGCACGTAATGACAAAAAGAAAAAGGTCAATTCACTATGTGAATAATAAAGAGTTTCTTTCTGCTTTGATCGACTACCGTAATGATGTTGAGGTGAGTTATATAAAAAAGTATGGAAGAGAGCCCACTAAAGATGATAGAGGAACTAGATGGGATACTAAACCACCAATTCCAAATTACATTGGAGATTGCTTTTTAAAGATCGCAACTCACCTATCATTCAAACCAAACTTTGTGAACTACATGTTTAAGGATGATATGATTTGTGACGGTATTGAGAATTGTGTTCAGTATATTCATAACTTTAACCCAGAAAAATCTCAGAACCCTTTTGCATACTTTACTCAAATTATTCACTACGCATTTTTGAGAAGAATCCAAAAGGAAAAGAAGCAGATTGAGATTAAGAATAAGATTTTGGAAAAGAGTGGTTATAGTGAAGTCTTCGAAGGTAGCATGATTGACGGAGAGAACTATTCCGACTATAATCAAATTAAGGATAATGTTCACAGCAAATTGAGAAGTTAATGAAGGTTGCAATCATTACTGATACCCATTGGTGCGCTAGAAAGTCTTCTAAGGTATTCCAAGATTATTTTGAGTTATTCTATAAAAACGTGTTTTTCCCGACGCTGGAACAGTACGGGATTACCACTGTTATTCATATGGGTGACGCATTTGATTCTAGGAAATCCATTGATCTTTCTGGTCTAGAATGGACAAAGAGAGTTGTATTAGAACCTCTTTCTAAGTATGATGTAACTTTAATTACTGGGAATCATGACTGTGCTCTAAAAAATAGTAACAGAATTAACTCCCCAGATCTTTTGCTCAAAGAATATAAAAACATTAAAACTTATAGTGAACCAACAGAAATTAATATTGGTGGTTTAGATATTTTACTTTTACCCTGGATTAATCAAGAAAATGAGGAAAAAACTTTCAAACTTATTGAAAAGACAACTAGCAAGTGTGCGATGGGGCACCTTGAACTCGCAGGATTTAGAGTTAATAAACAAATCGTCATGGAGCATGGTTTGGAAAGCAAACTATTTGCGAAGTTCTCCAAGGTCTTTAGCGGCCACTATCACACTCGATCGACTGACGGAAAAGTATTCTACCTAGGAAATCCTTATGAAATGTTCTGGAGTGATGTAAATGATGAAAGGGGTTTTACGATCTTTGATACTGAAACTTTAGAACATATTCATATCAATAACCCAAATCGTCTTTTCTATAACATTTACTATAATAACGATAATTATCAAACTTTCGACGCCAGAGAGTATGAAAATAAAATCGTTAAGGTGATAGTCAGAAAAAAAGATAACCCATCAAAGTTCGATAAGTTCATTGACAAACTTTATTCTTCTAATATTAGTGAATTAAAAATTGTTGAGAACTTTGATATTTCTGAAGTAAAAAGTTTTGAGTTGGATGAATCTGAGGACACTCTAACTATTCTCAATAAATATATTGACGATTCAGAAATAAATCTTGATAGAAATAAAGTAAAAAATATACTTAAAGAAATCTATCAGGAGTCTTGCGAAATGGTTTAATATGTTTATTTTAACTATCTCTGGAAGAGAAGAAGAGGGTGCTTATTCCGTAACTGATGAAGATGGAGATAAGATACTTTATATCTTTGAGGAAGAAGATGATGCCACAAGGTTTGCTCTTCTTCTGGAAGAATCTGGAACTCCGGAGATAAATGTTATAGAAATGGAAGATAATTTAATTTTGAAAACATGCGAAATGTATGGATATCTTTATACTATAATAACCCCAAATGACATTGTAATTCCACCTGAAGATAATGATAACTTTCAAAAAGATTCGTTGGCGTAATTTTTTAAGCACGGGAAATAACTTTAATGAAGTAAATCTTAATAAGTGTGGGACAAACCTTATTATTGGAAACAATGGATCTGGAAAGTCTACTGTCCTTGACGCACTTACATTTTCACTTTTTGGAAAACCCTTTAGAAAGATTAATAAACCTCAACTAAAAAATTCTGTAAACGAAAAGGAGTGTGTAGTTGAAGTTGAGTTTACTATTGGAAATACTGAATGGAAAATTGTTAGAGGTATAAAACCTACAGTATTCGAGATTTGGAAAGACTGCAAGTTGCTTGATCAAGCAGCAGCATCTTTAGACCAACAAAGGTGGTTGGAGCAAAGTGTTATTAAAATGAACTTTAAATCATTTACTCAAATTGTAATTTTGGGTAGTAGCACTTTTGTTCCTTTCATGCAGTTGTCTGCTGCAAATAGGAGAGAAGTTATTGAAGACCTTCTTGATATTAAAGTTTTTTCTTCTATGAATTCTATTATTAAAGATAGAATTAAGTTGACAAGAGATGAAATTAAACTCCTTAATCTAAAGAAAGATTCGTTGGCAGATAAAGTTGAAATGCAAAATAACTTTATTGAGGAACTTGAGAATCGTGGAAATGCCAACATAAATGCCAATAAAGAAAAGATTGCCAATCTGGATAAGGAAATTGGCGAATATGTTGACGCTAATATTATTGTAGAAACTCATCTGGAACAATATACGAAAGAGCAAGAATCTTTGGTTTCTGTTGGAGCTAAGTTGAAAAAACTTAATAACATGAAAGGTAAGATTTCTCAAAAAGTAACAACGATTACTCAAGAACATAAGTTTTTCAATGAGAATTCGGTATGCCCTACATGCACACAGTCTATTGAAGAAGAGTTCAGAATAAATAGGATTAGGGACGCTCAAAATAAAGCAAAGGAGTTGCAATCTGGTTACAAAGAACTGGAGGAGGCAATTAAAGAGGAAGAAGAGCGAGAGCGTCAATTCATTGCTCTATCTAAGGAGATTACAAAATTAACGCATGGCATTTCTCAAAACAACATTAAGATTTCTGGGTGTAGAA